TATGCCATTTTAAATCAAAGTTAGGGCCAAGAGTATAAGAAGCAGCAGCGGAGCCTCTCGGAGAAGTATGTGCAGGCTGATTTCGTGTACCCCTGTAAAAAGTTGCTCGCGCACTTTCATAGTTTCTTTTACTAGTTCCAGAAGTTAAAGTTGTCGTTGTATGAATAGAGCTACTAACTCTTGCTGTTGTTGCTGTAGCTGCTCGAGTAACATTTGATGCAAGAGTTGCTGTAGTAGCAGATCCAATTGCAGTTATTTTTCTAACTTCATCGACTTCAAATGTAGCACCGGCACTAACTGCTTTTGTAATTGGAGGGGATAGTGTTGCACGATTTCCATTTCCTGAACCACTATTTCCAACAGCTATAAGTATGCCTTTATAATCTTGTCCACTAGAACTAGCTCCGGGTATTCTTACAAGAAAAGCAACCGGAGAAGAATATCCATAAACAGGTCCTGTTGCATCATCTTCATCTATGGGTTGAATCATAGAAGACAAAAAGATTGAATTATCTGATGAAACTAAATTAGTTGCTCCAACTGACATTGCTGAAGCAAGAGTAGAAGTTTTTCCTGCTCCTTTTATTTGTATATATCTAGGGTTTAATGCTAATCCAGAAGTAGTTAGTCCTGTAAATAAACCTACTCCCGCATTATTGACAGCATTAGTAATACTTGAACCATTAACAGTTACAATTCCATGTAAAGGTTGATGCTGCTGAATTGTGTCTGCATCAACTATAGAAGTATCATTTAAATATACACCAGATAAACCTCCAACTACGCCTTCAATCTCTCCAGCTGCAACTAGATCATAAATAATTGCTCTTTGTTTTTCAAATGTACCTGTTGTCATGCTGCTGCCTCAAACTCATTATTCTCATTAGGAACTGCAATATCAGGAGAATTAGGCTTTAAAAAATTATTATATGCTACATAATATCCGCCCATTCCATAAGAAACAATGCCATATCCTCTACCTCTATCATAAGAATTTGTAAACTCAGGTCTAAAGGATAAACTCATAGGAGCACCTCCTACAATTAATTCGCCATAACATACGGGTACAGGAAGACCTTGTTGCATATTATTTGTTGGACCTTGAAATAAATATCCTTCCTCTTGTTTTTGATCTGTTTCTGGTCCAGGTGCCATTAATTGTGCAAGTCCTTGTACAGCAAGATTTGCTCCTACAACAAATAACATCGTACTTAATTTACCGCTAAGAACTGGACCAATACCAGGAATAAAAGATATGGCTATAAGTATTGCTCCTGCAATTATTTTACCCGCCCCTGTTTTTGCTCCAGCAGGAATTTCTGTAATTATTATATCTTCATCATTTAAAGATAGTAAAAGTTCTTCTCCTTCTTCAAGATAGTCCTTACCTCTTTTTATTGTATAACCAACTCCCGCTTCGGCTCCTTCAACTAAATGCTGACGAAAGCGAGGAGTTTGACAATCTATGAGCTTAAATATATCAGCAATAGTTGCGCAGTTAGTTTCCCAACTACTACCAAATTTAGCTATTTCTCCAACTAATTTAACTTTTTGCATATCTTGCGTACCTTAAAATATTTTTTGCCCAAAAAGGGTACAGACTTTCTCTACATGAAAGTCTATTTTCTGCATGGTGCATAAAAATATCTTCTTCTAAATAAACTCCACAATGGTTTGGAGTATTATTATATATTTTAAAAATAATAATATCTCCTTTCTGCGGCTCTTCTACCTCTTTAAATCCAAATGTATCAAATAAATCATCAAAATAATTTAATCCTTCCTCCCACCAATCATCTTTAAATTTCATTGTTGGAAGACTAATATTGAATTCTTCTTTATAAAAATCTCTTGCTAAACTCCAACAATCATTTTCTCCAAAAATATAATTTCTACCTAGTAATCTTTTTCTCTCTGGTATATACTCTACTTTTTCTCCACTTGGTATGGAGTATACAATATAAGGCACTTTAAAATAATCACTTGCTTTTTTATCTGCATCACTCAACTTGGGAGAAGCATCTGGGTGACTATGAACTATTGCGTAAATATCTCCTGTTAAACTTGCTCGTAAATAATCATCACTATTTATTACAAACTCTTCTTCTGGATTTTCTGCCTCATTTGTTGAAGGTATCCAAACTAGCTTTCCTTTTTTATTTTGTAATATTCCACAACCTTCTTCTGGATAAGCATCTAATAAATGCTTTAAAATTTCTTTATCTTCGTCGTTGTACAACACCTGGGTATCCTCCAAAAGGAAGTGCTTTTGTATTATCCTGTAAAGCAGAAAAAGCCCCAACAACGCTTGGATGTATTCTTGCTTGGAATCTGCGCTTACAAGAAGTTAATTGTTTTCCACATCTATCTGCTTTTGTCCAAAAATCTCCTTCTTGAACAGTATTATGCTCGTTAGCAAGTTGAGTTGTTCTTTTTACTCTCCAAAAAAGTCCGTCTTTTAATACATTTGAATTAAAGGCTTTATCTTTAAATCCGTAGTAAGTGCTGCTTGCACTATACGCATGATACCTACGAACTTTTATAAAAGCAGCATTTGAATCTGCGGGAGCACTTGTGGTATCTCTTACACAAAGCCAATACTGATAAGTTAATACACTACTTACACTTGAAAGAATGCCAACCTCATCGTACTGTTGCTGAGTAGTTGTTGTAAAATAAAAACTATTTTGTGTAAAATTTGTAACACCTGAAGCATTTACTCCTAAAGCGGACATTCCGAAAGGAATTAAATATTCATCGTTTTCATTTAAAGCTATTACTTTATCTGTACCATTAATATTTAATTTATTATCTAGTCTCCATGTGCATCCCCCTTCTTTTGCAGATTCTGCTAAAGTGGTAGAAGCTCCTTGATATTTCCAAGGGCAGGCTCCACCAACTACAACTCTTCTTGGTAGTTTTATTCCTGCTAAATCAAAAGGTGCTGCAAGTTCAAAAACTACACTCATAATCGTCTTTGAAGCAAGTCTATCAATAACATAAGTTACAGAGGGAAACTCTACAGGAGGAGTACTATCTCCACTATTTCCTACTAGATACTTTTCTTGGGTAGTTCTACGAGTAATTCTTTTACCTATTAGATCTTCAAATCCCAGTCCTCCAAGAGCATCTTTAAATGTGCTTTCTATATTTGCAACTGTCATTGTAGGCCGAGGTATTGAACCATCTGATTGTACATCGAATCCTTCAAGTTCAATTGGTATAGGAGTATATGTTCGTATAGTTCCTCCTGTTTCTCTAAACTGTACCGAAGTTAAATCATTATCAATAGCACTCGTAAAATATGCAAAAGTTCCTGGTGCATACTCTAAATCATACAGTGTAACTATTGAAGATTCTACTCCTTGTTTCTGTACATTTTGAACAATCGCAGTCATTCATAAACTCTTCTAAATACTGCACTTAAGCTGTAAAAATCTTCATATTGATAACTTTCTTGAAAGCTATCACAAACTACCCGTATTGATTTTTCATCATCAACAGTGTTATCAAGAATACCTGTTGTTTCTTCTGTGGAAGCATGATCTGGAACCGTGAAAACAAAAGCAGTTACTCCTTTTAAGCTTTTTAAAAATCCTGCTATATTTTCTATTTCTCCCCGAGTACGATTTTTAAAAGAAACATTATATTCTTCTTTTACGCTATTTATTCCGTAAGTTGTTCTTTGCTCATATCCGTCTCCAAAATTTACTCTACGAACTTGAGGAACAGCTTTACGTGTCATTCCTTTATCAGGAAGAACAGTTAAACTTCCGAAAGCACTTGATGTTGTAAATCCTAATGCCATTATCCTGATCCTGCACCATAAGGACTTAACATTCCTCCAGGTCTTTTTTGTTTGTGAAGTTCTTGTTGAACGGCTAAAGCTATGGCCTTTCCAACATTGCCTTGATCTTCTGTGCTTGTTTGACTTTGTACAGTTCCATCTGAAGACATAGCAACATTGACTGTTACATTGTTTTGTTGGTTCTGTCCGCCGCGTCCTATAAATTCTACTGGTATTGATTTTGCTCCCTGTCCAAGAGGAACTACTGCTTCTGTTCCATGTAAAATTGCGGGGAATCCTGCATCTCTACCTCTTGCAATGCCTCCAGTACGGTAAGGTTCCATTATACCCCCGTATCTTTTGCCAGGAAGATAGGCAGTATAATCCTGTATACCCGTATTACTTAGCACCTCGGTGGATGTAGGAGGGCCCCCTGTTGGTGCAAAAGCTGAAAAAACACTACTTGCAATTCTCATAGCAATCATTTTTGCAATTACTTGATTCAAGGCATCTACAACATTTCTTGCCATATCAAGAAAAGCGTTTCTCATAGACTTTATACCGCCGTCTAATGCTGCTATTGAATCTGCTAATCCATTAGTAAATGTTTGTTGTATATTTTTTAATCCTTCTGTGACAACTTTTAGTTTTTGCTGAGTTCTTATTTGTTTTTCTAAATTAGCTAGCTGTTCTGCGCTTAAATTTGCTCTTGTTTGGCCTGTTGATATAAGAAATTCTTCCATTTCTCTTTGTACAGGATCTAGCATATTTATTTGCGCTAAACGCTGTTGATCTTCATTTCGAAGTCTCAAGGCATCAATAGATAGATCAACCGATGCTTGTTTAGTTTTAAGCATATCTTGCTCTATACCTAATTGTATTCGTGCAATATTAAGAGCAAGATTTGCTCCTACTATATTTCTTTCGCCTGTTTTATTTTTCTCTTGCAGGAGTTTGACCTCGGCAGCTGTGACAGCTTGCTGTGCAATTTCTATTTTTGCTTCCTGCTCTGCTATATCAAATCTTTGTTTTGCATTTGCTAAAACTGCACGAGATTTTCCTATACTACCTGCACCATCAACATCAAAAGCTCTATCTCTTTGTATCTGTTTTAGTTTAACTCTTGCATCGTTTTGAGCAACTATAGCACCTAACTTTTCTTCTTCTAATCTTAAATCTTCTATTGATATACCCATTTCTTGTGCTTTTAGTCTAAGATTTTCTTTTGCAATAGCTAGTAGAGTTTCTGCTACTGTTTTTTCGTCTTCCGCTTGCTGCTTCGTTACTCCATTAACTCTTGAACCCTCCGTTTCAACAAGTGTTAATTGTTCTTTTGCACTTATCAGATTTTGCTCTGCTTTTAACTGCGAATTTATAAGAGGCAGAATTGAAGTTGCAATTTTGACTCTTCTTGCATCAAAACTATTTCCAGCTTTAAGTGCTTGTGCTCTTTGTAGATCATTTGCCAGAATAGCTTTTTCTATAATTAGTTGATCGTTCATTGAGTCTCGAATTCTATCTCGTGTTTGCTCTATTCGTAAATTTCTCTGATCTATGGCCGTTTTTTGCTCAGCTAATTTCTGTGACTCTTTAGCATTTGCTATAAGTCTATCTGCCAGATCTAAAGCAGCCCTTCTCGTTTCCTCATTCGGTTGTCTAGTTCCGGAAGTAGTCGTAGCAAAGTTTCGTAAAATGTTTGCCTTATCTGCTGCCGTCTCTCCTCCGGATACTCCACCACGAAAATTATCATACTCAGCATTAAGCTTTTCCATTGTCGCTATTGCTCTTAGCTGATCATCGAGGATAACATTTACGTTCTTCTGTGAATCTTGAGTTCCCTTAACATACGTATCATATGCTACAAGTAAATTTTGTAGAGGAGCCTGAGGAACCCCCTTAACAATCTGTGCTAATTCAGCATTTAGTGCCTTTTGTAAATCTGTGAGTTCTGCAGTTGCAGCGCCCGCGCTCTGAAGTCCAACACCTAATCTTAGCATCGCTTGTTGTTGTTCGGTTGTTAACTCTTTTCCTTCTTTTGCTGCATCGTTTAATGTTACAAAACGACTATCTAATATTACTAGCTTATCAGTTGTACCAACTAATCTTGCTTGTAAAGTTTTATACTCCTTCGAGTTTTTATTTGTAATATTATTAAGTTGATCTATATCTTCAACAAGTTGAGGAATATCTGCATCTCTTGCTGCATTTCCTAATTGTATTATTCTTTCTTCTACACTAAAAGAGCCACTAAGCCTATATTTTACTACTTTATCTAAATGTTTTTCGGTATCTTCCAATCTAGAATTTACCTCTTGTATTGCATCATCCAACTCTTCCGCTTGTTTCTTTGCTGGAAAGAAAAAATCAAAAGCCATTTTACCTAAGTCAAATAATAGGAAAGCTAAACCAATAAAAGAAGCAGCTCTAAATGCTCTATCAATGATCCCAGGTAATTTTTTCCCCTGTTTCGCAACAAAAGCAAAAGCTTTTGTCCAAGCAACTTGAAACTGTTTTGCTCTAACTTTATTATTTACAGTAAAGGTTTTCCAACGAGTTGAAATTTGTGTAGCAGCTGAACTTGCTGCCTTTACTCTTAATGCATACGATCTTTCTAGGTCTCGTAGTTGTTCTTTATTGTATCCTTTAAGTTTTCCTGTAAGAATCTTACCTTCAGCATCTATCTGCTTTCTAGCATTTGAAAGAATTTTACCTGCATTTCTTTGTGCTGCTTTTGACTTACTTTGTCCTGTTAAAAAATCAACACCAGCTCCCCCACCTTCTTTTCCTGGACCTAATTTACTTACATCTGCTTTATCAGCTAGTTTTGTAGCTTTTTCTATATATTTATCTTGATTTTTAGAGAGACTTGCTGCTGCTTTTTCCATCTCTCCGAGTTCTTCTCTAAGACCTCCCAGAGCTTTTTGAGCAATTCGTGAAGATCTTTTTGATGCTTTACCAAATGCTTCAAAATCAGGAATTACGGATTTTACTAAAGGAGCGGTAAAAATAGTTAAAGTTCCTATTAATGCTAATATATTATTTGATAAAAAAGTAAGAACAGGGCTTATTACATTTACTACAGCAATTTTTATACTATTTGATAAGTCATCAAATGCTTTCATAAACTTTTGAACAGCAAGAGCATCCTCATCTATTACTTTTGAAATTTGACCAAGCTTTCTATCTGCTTGATCTAAAGTGAAGTTTGCAACTGCCTGAGTTCTTTCAAATGCACTTAATTGGTCTACAGTTTTTCCTATACTTGCAGCATATTCTTCTGTGGCAGGTTTTAAACGAAGTATAATACCTAGTTCATCTAAAAGCTCTGGCTCTGCTTTCGTAACACCTCTTATTAATCTATTAAAAGAATCTTCCAAAGGTCTACCTAATGCAAATGAGGCATTTTTTGCTGCTTCTGCAAGTCCTACAAGTTGTTTTTGATTAAGACCCGCTGCAGTTCCTATTGCGGTAGCTTGTGCGGCATCTTGATATCTAAGCTGGCCTAGAGTAGCATCTTGAAGAGCTTTTGTAATTCTCGGAAAGGAAGTACCTATAATTCCTGCATATTCTTCTTGTGCAGCAATTAAATTTCTAACATTTGCTGCTTCTTGTAAAAATTGAAAAGCAGCCGTAACAGCAAAAACTTGAGCGGCAAATGCCGCATAAGCGGGTACAATACCGCCAGAAATAGAAGAAGCAAGATTTGCAAAGTTTTTACCCGTGCCTTGAGCCGTTTCCATTAAAGCTCTTTGCTGTTTTGATGCTCTACCAGCACCTTTTTCAGTTTTTCCTAATGCATCCTCTAATTGTTTTTGACTGAGCGCAACTTTTTTTGTTGTGCCTTTATCATCAACAACTACATCAATTTCAATTTTTTTCTTTGCCATTATCTATTCACGGATGCTCTTGCCTTGGCTTTTCTCTCTTCTGCCTTTTGTTTTTTACTAGATTCTTCTAGCCTAGCATGTGTAATTAAATTTTCATACATTTTTGCAAAGTATACAACTGATTTAGTATCCTCAATACCATATACTTTAAAAATAAAATCTGCTGAGCCCCAGTCTTTTCCTAAATAACTACCCGAAGCTCCATCCCATTTATCCGATAAAAGATCGTGCACAAAAAATGCCACTTGCACTTCATACGGAAACGCTGAAGCATCCAGTGGCATTTTATCAGGATCTGGTTCTTGTCCTAGCTGCTCGCAAAGAGCAATATATTTACTGACATCTACTTTTTGAGTGGACTCTTTTACATATCTTTCAAGCAAGCGAGATATTTCGTTTACTTGTCTCCAGTAAAATTTTCCAAATCTCCTACATTATCAGTAACCCAAGTATCAAAGCTTGTAGCATTTTTCATTAAAAGCTCAGCATTTTCTTGGGTATATACAAGCTCGTCCTCGGGGTCAAGATCTGATATATCTACCAAAAGAAGCTCTTCTAGGTAACGATACTTGAGACCTTTCCAACCTTTTATAACCGCTTTTGCATACTCTGTTAAAAACTTTTCATCATCAAGCTCCTCTTCAGGTTGATGAGTTCTTTTATTCCATTTATTACTTAGACATTTTTTTCGTACTTTAATAAGTTCTTCTCTTGCTAAGTAACATAAGTCTACAGAAAATCCTGTATATCCAGGATAATCAACGCTAACAGTCTTGCTAGGTGTCATAAGACTGGCTAAAGAAACGGGCGTATCGGTCATGTATAAATCCTCTGTATAAAGTGGTAATTTGATAGTGTATATTCTACTGCACTATAGGAGAAATGTCAAGAAATATTTTTGGAAGGTAAAAGTAAAAAAGGGGCCGAAGCCCCTTTTTTATTGCGTATTTATTATACGTCTGGAGTTACTCCTCGATACTTGAGGGTGGTTTCATTTGTACCACCAATTGTTGAAGGTAATGCTTGGAAAGTAGTTTCCAATGCAATAACATCCTCAATATTATGAGTAGGAATCTCAAAGTGTGCTGTAGGCATCGTAAACTTCAAGAAAGGAGAGCTTGCGCCTCCTATTGCAAATACTGTCTGGAATGAATTTACAGTTTTAGTTTTTGCATTTGCACTTGTCATATCTGAGAAAAAGTCTGTTGAAGTACCTACGTTACTACTAGAATCAAGTCCTAAGTAACAACTAAAACTACCACTTACAGATCTAGGTCCTGTTACATGTCCTATTGGAGTATTTACAGATCCAATTGTTTCTGGAGTAAGGAAAGTTATATTGTTAGATATTGTTATATTTCCACCAATAAGTGTTAAGTTATATACACCACTTCCTGCTCCTGGAAAAGTTGAAGTATCTGCTGCAGTAATTGCAAGAGAAGTAAGCCTATTTCTAATGTAATTATTTGTAGCATTAATCGCTTCATAAACAGTCTTTGTAGGCTTAGAATCCGCTGTAAGAGTACTTCCAAACCCAGACCAGTTAATTGTAGCAATACCTTCAATGTCAAAATCAATACTTGCTTCATTTATGACAGCTCCAGCAATCTTATAAACGGTTGGGTTTGATCCGCCATCGTCTAATGAAAAGAATACATCTGCAGTTCCCAGCTGAGATTTATTTGATTGATCAAAATCAATATCAAGGTCTGCGCTTGCACCACTTCCATGAGTAGTTGTATTTGTAAATGCATTACTTGAGTAAGTAGCCGGGCCGGCCATAAGTGCCCAAAGTACTTCTTCTACTGCGTGTTGCTTTGCACTGCCGTCTGCTGCACCTGCTCCAGAGCCTGCTGATAAAAATGGACGCGCATAAGTTGCAAATGAAAATTCAACTGGGGCTAGTGAATCATTAAAAACTTTTCGTCCACGTTTACTTACTCCGGCGGAGCTTTCTGCTTCACTAAGAGTTACCTCTGTCGAGTTGTTTCCTTGTGAAAAACTGAATCCATCTAGTACAGGAATTTCCCATATTGCTGATCCAATCTTAACGTACATTTTAGTATCGCGACTAAAATATAATGTATCTGCCATAGTTTTCTCCTATGAAACTTGAAAAGACTTGGACGTGAACTTTTGTTCGTGCCAGTATTTTCTAATAACGAACCTCTATATTCATCTCACCGACGGCTAAAGGTTCGAGCACACCCTCATCAGTATTTATACCAATAATTGTGATCTGTTGAGTATTAAAAGTATTATTCTGAGCATCCGAATACTCTAGTCTTGAATTATCTTCTATTACTGTTTCTATGTCTTCCATTAATAAATTTAGCCCTTCAGTTGCATCTTCTTCATCTTGAACATAACAACGAATTGTTACAGCTAAAAATCTATCTTTATATCCTCCGCCTTGATATTGGCGAGTTTCTGCTCCTGCATTTAGATGAACTGCGGGAAATTCTACAACTTCATCCCAAAATTTAAGTCTTGGTTCCACATTGTTTTGTAAGTCTGTAAGAAAAGCACCAGAACCATCAATATCTTTTAACTTCTCTGCAAGAGCTTTTAAAATGTTTGCTCTTCTTGAAGTATATGTTCTTGTGCTCACTAAACTCTCCTAGTATATAATCTACCTGTAACCAACTGTGCTGCAATTTCTCTTATTGATGCATCAATAAGAGTTCTAGGATCTCTATCTACGCTTGCAAATCTACTACCGCTTGAAGCTTCGAATACTCCATATGGCTGTCTTTGATAAGTATACCCTATACTTGGAAATCCTTGAGGAGTTCTTGAAGCATCTACAGCTCTTACTGAAGAAGCAAAAGTACCCGTTCGATTTTCTAATCTAGGAGCTCCCATATTTTTTAAAACTGTTTGAGGTAGTTTTGAATTTATTAAAACCATCAAGTTTATAGGAGACTCTCTATTTTCTTCTTGTTGAGCTCCTGGTTTTATTCGTCCTGCTTTACTTTTATCTGTAAAGCCTCTACCTTTTGTAGCCTTCATTTTACCTGCTTCTATTGAAACTGGTTCTTTTTTTCTTGGCTTTGGTTTTTTCTGTTTAAAGTTCTTTTTACCTGGCATTTTTCCAAATCTATGTAAAACGCCTTCCTCTATATTTTCCAAGTAGTCTGAAGACATAGATGTAAACATTATACCATCTTTATCTTCGCCAATTAATTGAAGTATTGCTTTTTCTAAATCTTTATTTAAATCATCAAACATAGAGAGATCTTCCCCTCTATTATCGCCAGCTGATTCAAATTTTATCTCTACAACTTCTTTACCACCATTTGTTTTTGCAACAGATTTTTTTCTTGCAATTAAAGCCACGCTTCCTTCAAGCTGTTTTAAAAAAGCTGTAAGAGCTGGAGTATTTGCTCTTGAACTTATATCAAGCAAAGTATCTTGAACCATAGCATTTCTTTGTCTTGCTACTGCCGATTCTCCAACGTGACCAAGGTCTAAAAAATTATTTTTTCCAAACTCAGCATCTACCATTTTTCCTGTAAATACCATTTGTTTGGTTTCTTTGTCTCTTTTCATTTCTTTCATGAGACGACCTTCAGCTTTTAGTTGAGTATTAAGATTTACTATAAAGTCTCTTTGAGCATCCTGTTTAAATTTTTTAAATCTTGTAAATACATCTTCACTGCTAGTTTCATCTGTGCCTGTACTTGTTGCAAAAACAAAACTAAAAGTTCTAAATCCTTTTCCGCCTTTTATAGGAGAATCATCTGTTACTTGATATTTTTTCATCTTCTTTTTTGCAGCGCGAACTTCTGCTACAAATTTATCAAACATATCTGCAACTCCTTCATCCACTACTTTTTTCATGCCTTCAGGAATTTCTCTTACATTTTTATATCCAGCAACATTTATTAAGGATCTATAAATCTGTTGCCGGAGTTCTGACTCTTTAAAATTTATATAATGTGCTTTTTTATTTGAAACTAATTTTCTAAACTCGGAACTGTCCTTTTTTAGTCTCTCTAAAAGTTGATTTAGCTCTTTTTTTAACTGTCTTTTTGACATTAGAAATTCTTGTACAAGTCTAAAACTCGCTTTATGTGATCTGGAAATGCCACATTATCTCTTTGTGTAGTAGAACTTTGGTTTTGTATACTTGCACCACCAAGTGTTCTACGCTCTTTATGCTCATCCTTTAAGTAGTATGTAACTAAATCAAAAACAGCAAGTTTTAAATCAGATGGAGTTTCACTATATCCTGCGGTATATGTAACTTTTACCGCACCAACGCCATGCTTCCAATTAAGACGAGTGCCAGACTCGTTAGTTCTAATAACACTATCGGTACGCTTATCAAGATAAAATTCATATGCGCCCGTAGTGAGAGTAGCATAAGATTGATCATATCCACTCCTTTCTTGTACACTCACTATAGCATTTACTGGGCTTTCTGTAAGTTGTACTGCAAAAGTATCCCAATAAATATCAAATTCTTCAACTTTATTATTTGAGAAAAAATCTATAAAACTGTTTCCACAGTAGGTTTTTACTAATTCACTTACGGAAGGTATGATACGAGAAATACGCAAGTCCTCTTTTGGACCTGTTATGCCTTCCGCATCTTTATAGTCTGATATTGTAACTAAGTCTGCCATAAGTAAATTAGTAAAAACCTGGGGAAGCCGAAGCTCCCCCAAGTTTGCTGGTTATTAAGACTGGAAGTT